GTTGTACCTAAGTGAACCGCTACCACGCGGTTACCCGCCATGATGGGACCACCGGACCATCCGCCAAACGTCGTTGCAGTATACCGGACACGGCCTGCGCCAATGTCACGGCATCTGAGTATTGAACCGGAAGCGGCCTGAAGCTTTTCTTCGCGGTAACCATAAGAGGTAACCGCAGAGTTCCACAAAGCTGGGCCGGGTCGGAGTGAGGAAACTCCCAAGCGCGAGAAAAAATCTTTATCCACAGGCAGGATGCATAAGTCAAGGAAAGAAGCATTGTCTTCACTCAAAATGTTCGCTGACGTGGGGAGTTCAACCTTTCTCGTTCTATCAAGTTTCAAGCTCCCTTTGCAATACGGCACGACGTAGGGTGTCGATTGCGAGTGCAGTAAATGGTTGGCAACGTGGTTCGCTGTCACTAAAAAGTTACCGTAACGGAAACATCCGCCGATTAACCTGAGTGAAGGACCAACATTAGTGTCAACCTCTACCACAATCGCTAAAGCATTGGGGCTTTTCGGAGTGAACAAATCTGAACCGTTCATTGACATCTCAAGCAGAGGTAGATTGGAGGAAAAGAAAGACCAGTGTGGCTTATCACCACCTGACTCGATTCCTGCACGAAACCATACCATCTTGCGTTTGAAGCATTTGACGAAATCAAAGAGAAAATACGTTAAACCGAAGCGATAAGCGGACACAACTCCGCTGTAGCAACAATGAATCACAGACGTGAGGAGAAACCCCAGCACATTCTTATACCTGTAGAGTAGACAAAAAATGACTACTGCTGCGAAGATGAAAATGGATGCGATGTTCTGCACGATCAGCGCTGCCTCTTGATCTACTATTGCTCCTGGTTTAGCCGCATATTGAAAAACAGCGTCTTCCGCAAGCTTCAACGCCCAACACCAAATTGATGTTAGGAACGCGATGAATATCGTAATGAACCTAGATAAACCATTCAGTTTCCCCATGATGTAAACAAACATGTCGAGGGTTTTTACCTGGGCTCCATTATAGACAATCAAACACGTGTACCATAAAGCAATCGGCATATTCTCCACTACCGGCCACCACTGACCTGTTAAAAAGTCGTAGCTGACATCGGTTGAGGTGATGTTAAAATGCTCGAATACTGTGTCAATATGACAGGTACCGTTGCGCCAGTGACAACCATTGATCTTGATGTCAAGAGAATTGACCATCGGTACATTGTAGAGAATGGAGAGCATCAATAACCATTTGACTATGATGACTCTACCCATCTCGTAACCGTACCTACGGTCAACCTTAACTCCAAGAGCATGGAGGCGGTGTTCGTGTTCTTCGACCTTGTCAAGCACATCTCCAGAAATGGTCTTGACAGGGCCTGTGAGCGTGAACAGTTGCGCTGGGTTGGTTATGGTATTCGGATCGCCGCGCATTGGGTAATTGAGAATCGGGCCACACCGCGGGTCACTTTCATACTCA